TGAAAGTACTGGCTTCCCTAGCTTTGCTCATGGTCAAACAGGAGTATCAGGCGTAGGGCGTACAGCCTCAGGTATTAGTATGCTTATGTCTGCTGCTAACGGTTCTATCCGTACAGTAGTTAAAAACGTTGATGACTATTTACTTCGCCCACTAGGTAAAGCATTCTTCTCTTTCAACATGCAGTTTGACTTTGATGAACAAATACGTGGTGACTTAGAAGTACATGCATCAGGTACTGAAAGCTTAATGGCTAACGAAGTAAGATCCCAGCGCTTAATGCAATTCTTACAAGTAGCACAGAACCCAGTACTAGCTCCTTTTGCTAAGATGGATTATATCATACGTGAGATTGCTAAGTCTATGGATCTTGATCCTGATAAGGTTACTAACTCTATGGCAGACGCTGCTATCCAAGCTGAGATCCTCAAAGGCTTCCAGCAACCAGCACAACCTCCAGAAGCACCTGAGGGTGTACCTGCACCAGAGGGAGGCCAACAAGCGCCACAGACCCCTCAGGGAGGCGTACAGGACACATCTGGTGGTGGAGGTGGACAGATAGGTATGGGTACAGCACCAGTTCCAGGCGAACAAGGATTTAGTGGCAATGTCTCTTAAAGGTTTTGTAAACAATCAGATATCGTGGGAATCGTTTCTCTCTGAGTTAGAGGAACGTATTTCTACACAACATCGTAGTATGGAAACTGTTACAGATACTGCTGAACTATACAGGCATCAAGGTGCTATACGTGCTCTACGTCAACTTCAATACTTGAGGGATAAAGTAAATGGATGAACAAACAAGAATGGCTTTTGCACTAGGTGGTAGTGTAGATTTAGATACAGTACCAGATAATACTAAAGGTATTGACCCTGTATCAGGTAATGAAGTTCCTATAGGTTCTACCGCAGAAGAGGTTCGTGACGATATACCAGCACAGTTAAGTGAAGGTGAATATGTTGTACCTGCTGACGTAGTAAGATTCTATGGTGTTAGGTTCTTTGAGAACTTACGAGCTAAGGCTAAGTTTGGTTATCAAGATATGGCTGAGAACGGACGTATTGGTGGTGAACCTGCAGACGAGTCAGACGATATGATGTTTGATATATCTGAATTAGAAGTAGAAGATGATGGCGAACCTATGGCAATGGCTGAGGGTGGTTATGCCCTAGCTCCAGGTGACGAAGGTTATGACGAAATGGGTGCGCTGGGCTTAGGTAGCACAGGTATTACTGCTGGTTATGAATCAACAGGAAGTGCGCCTACTGTAGAAGTACGTACTTATGTTAACGAAGCTGGTCACTCTATATACATTACCTTTATTAACGGTAAACCTCAGACTTCTATACCTCCAGGATATACAATACAGGAAAAAGTTGTTGAAGAAGCACCAGCTGCAACAGCACAACCAGAACCACAGGTTGTAACTTCTGGTGGTCGCCGTAAAAGACCAATGCCAGCCCCTGATCCTATAAATTATAAAGAGCTTACTACAGAAGAGATTGCTAAGATGTTAGAAGATCAATCTTCTGCTAAGTCTACAGCAATAGCATTTGGTGCAGGAGCTATTAATCCTTTACTAGGTCTTTTTGTTAAGGGTGCTATGATGCATAGTGCTAGAAGTTTAGAGAAAGAGATAGAGCGTAGAATAGCATCAGAAGAATATTCTGTAAAAGATAAGAGTGTTCTTGAAGATATGTTAAAAGCATCCAAGGACGGTAAGCCTGGTCTTATTAAGAAGATATATGGTGCAGTATTAGAAGCATTTGTACCAGAGACAGATGAAGAAGCCACGGCACTTCAAAAAGCAATAGCTATGGAAGCTGGTGAAGTATATGATTTTGAAGGTAACATTACTGGTGATGCTATTTCTCCTGGAGATCCTGCAGTAACAGGTATGGATGTAGAAAAAACTAAGTCACCTGTAGAAGTTGTAGAGAATACAATAGCTCCTACAACAAATAGAGTATCCACATATAGAGATCCTTTAACTAGAGAAGAAAGACAGTTTGAATCTTATGGTCAGGTTACTAGGAATGGTGTGTACGCTGGTGATGGCTTTGAGTGGTATAAGATGGATGTAAAAGGCCGTGATGGTGTGCCTGTCTTAGGTAGAAGATATACAGGTGAAGGTGAAGATAATGGTTTAGGTCAAGATACTATTATAGCAACTGAACTTGGTTATGGTAACATAGAAGACCGAAATACCTTTGTTAAGATAGCTGAAGTGTCTATGAAAGAAGGTAGTGAGTTTGTAACTAAACCAGGATCGGCAAATGATGGCGACTTCTTGGAGTTCTTAAGAACAGGAACTTTTGGAGCTAGTGAGTCTTACGCAGCTATGAAAGCAAAAGAAGAGGGTGTTAAAAACGAATATAGCCCAACGCTTACATATGGTGATGTTTTAAAACAGATTAAAGAGCCTGAAGTAAAAGTTGTAGAACCAGAGGTAGAAATTAAAGATCCTGAAGTACAGGTTGAAGAGTCAGAACCTTTTGTATCTCCTTATGAAAAGACAGGACGTACTTTAGTAGATGAATATGAACCCTTTGTATATGCGCCAGAGGTAAAAGGTGTGGATCTTGATCCTAGTAAATTGGCTAAACAAGCTCTTTATGTAGATAATACAGAGCTAAAGGATAGAGACCCTAATGAAATCATTACATCTCAAATCTTTGATCAGCCCTATGAAACTATTACTACTGAAGAGAGCGCAGCATTAAGAGACAAACGTAGAAAAAGGAAAGAAGAAGAAGCTCGAAGGGCAGATGCATTTAGAGAGTCTATGGTTAAAACTGGATCTATAGCATCTAAAGCAAGGAAACGAGGCGATTCAGATAAAAAAGTAAAGACGATATTAAAAGAAGGTAAAAAAGCCTCTGAGAAAATGGGTGATTTTGCATCAGGTAGAAACACTACAGGTCGAGTAGGTTTTAAAGAAGGTGGTTTAGCTTCCAAGAAGAAAACCAAGAAGAAGAAGAAGTAACTACAAAAACTTCATATAACTATAAGGCTACCCAGCTTAGGCTGGCCCCATCATAAGGAGTATTAAATGATACAAGAACCACAAGAAACTACGCCGATTAAAACTACATCGGCTTCACATCAAAGAAATGATGCACGTGTTAAGCGTGATCAAGAAGAACTAGAGGCACTGCTAAAGCAAGCACGTGGCGAGACAGATGAAACAGAAGAAACTGTTGAGGCGAAACCCAGTAGCGAAGATCCTGTCAAACCCAAAGTTCAGACAGAGAGTAGTACCGAACAAAAAGAAGAACCCGAAGGTGAAGCACAAGAAGACGATGCTGATCTAAGTGCTGAAGAAAAAACATTCAAGCAACGGTACTCTGATATAAGAAGGCATATGCAGGATAAAGAGAAAGACTTTACTGCCAAGCTTGAGAGGTTAGAAAAGCAATTAGATCTTGCAACAAAGAATGAGCTTGTACTACCTAAGACAGAAGAAGAGATTGATGCATGGGCTAGAAAACACCCAGACGTTGCAGGTATAGTGGAAGCTATAGCGGCAAAAGAAGCTGATAAGAAATCTTCTAGTTTAGATGCACGACTTGCTGAGATAGAAGAGTTAAGGTCTACTGCAAAAAAAGAAAAGGCTGAAGCAGAACTACTAGGTATGCACTCTGACTTTGTATCTATTAGAGAAGACGATGCTTTCCATACATGGGCAGACGATCAACCTAAGTGGGTACAAGATGCTCTCTATGAGAATGTGGATGATGCTAAGTCTGTATCCCGTGTTATTGATCTATATAAATCAGATATGGGTATTACTAAAAGTAAAACTAATACGTCTGATAAAGGCGCAGCAAGTTCTGTAAAGAGTAAACGTTCAGCTGCACCTGAGTCAGACGACAGTTCATCTTACCTACGTGAGTCACAAATTGCTAAGATGAGTATTAAAGAATATGAGAAGCGCCAAGAAGAAATTATGGACGCTCAACGTAACGGTAAATTTATTTACGATTTATCAAAGAAATAGTTGACATCTGTTAAAAGATGGATACAACTAGGGGCATGTGCAGTATCAAGTTTGTTTTAGTATTCGTTGCTTGAACTGCACATGCTTATAACTAAGCTCTATCCACGAAAAAGAACTACCTCAGACTAAAGGCCCAGCGCTCTAAGGATGGCGATCCCTAAAGCAAAGCTGACTACCCTAATAGTAAGAGCCTCTTTAGTTGGTATGAAGCGTATAATGTCACGCCATATCTATAAGGAGATTACACAATGGCTATTACTTCCGCAAGTGGTGGATTTAACGGAAACTTTTCCCCAATTATCTACTCAAAACAAGCACAGATCGCACTTAGACGTGCAGCTGTAGCTAACGCAATCACTAATAACTCTTACTTTGGTGAGATTGCAAACCAAGGCGATGTTGTTCGCATTCAGAAAGAACCAGATGTAACTGTAAACGCTCTTGAGCGTCACACAGCTATCTCTGTTGAAAAGTTGAATGATGAAGACTTCTCTTTGACTATTGACAAAGCTAACTACTTTGCGTTCAAGATGGATGACATCGAGGACCAATTCTCAAATGTTGACTACGTTAGCTTAGCTGCTGACCGCGCAGCGTTTAAGATGGCTGACTCAATGGATGCAGACATTCTATCATACATGTCAGGTCACACAACTGCAGGTGCTTACATTACCGCAACATCAGGTGATGCACAGCACGACACAGCTGGTAACCTAACAGGTGAATTTTTAACTGCTAACCATTTGGACGCAACGGACTTCGGTTCATTGGGTTCTGCTGACTCTGCTTCAACAGCATATGCTGCTGGTGATTCAATCCCATTGGCTCCACGTCTTCCAGGCGCAACAGCGTTGTCTACAGCGACTGTTTCACCTTTGACAGTGGTTGCTCGTATGGCACGTCAGATGGATCAAGCAAATGTTGATTCAAGAGGTAGATGGCTGGTCCTAGACCCAGTATTTATTGAGATGCTCAAAGACGAAGATTCACGCATGTTGAATGCTGACTTCGGTGGAGCAGGTCTACAAAATGGCTTGGTCTTAAACAACCTACACGGCTTCCGTATTTACCAATCCAACTCTTTACCTACTAAGGGTACAGGTGCTGGAACTTCTGGTGCACTAGCACAAGACGTAAACTTTGGTGTTATCGTAGCTGGTCAAGACGATGCTGTTGCTTCTGCTGAGCAGATCAACAAGGTTGAGAACTATCGTGACCCAGATTCATTCGCTGACATTGTTCGCGGTATGCATCTTTACGGGCGCAAGATTCTTCGTCCAGAAGCATTAGTCACAGCGCACTACAACGCTGCGTAAAAACTTTAACACTGGGGCTGGCTATATGCTGGCCCCTTTGTGCATTTAGAAATATAAAGGACATAACCAATGGCTATTACAACGGCGATGTGCAACAGCTTCAAGCAAGAGTTACTTGGTGGTGTTCACGATATGGATACAGATTCACTTAAAGTGGCTCTAATAAAAGCTTCACCATCAGGCAGTTATGGTGTTGGTACAGCTAACTATTCTGACGTAACAGGAAATACAGATGAAGCAGTAGGTACTAACTACTCTGCTGGGGGTCAGGTTTTAGATAATGCTACTATTACACTATCAGGAAATACTGTATTTTTAGATTTTGCAGATGAAGTATTTACTAATTTAAGTATTGCTGCAGACGGTGCTATAATATATAATTCATCACAAGCTAATAAAGCTGTTGCTGTATTTGATTTTGGTGGTACTGTCACATCTACAAGCGGTGACTTTACTATAGTATTCCCAACAGCAGATGCTAGTAACGCTGTAATTCGTATTACTTAAATAACAAGACAGGTATTGCATAATGGCATTTATCATTAAAGATCGTGTAAAAGAAGGAACTACTTCTACAGGTACAGGAGCTTTTTCTTTAGGGGGAGCTTCTTCTACTTTTGATCCTTTTAACTCTTACATGACTAATGGTGATACAACTTACTACGCTGTTGTGCATACCTCTTCTGGTGTTGATGAGTGGGAAGTAGGAATAGGTACTTGGAATACAGGTAACACACTCTCTCGTACTACAGTATTAGCAGGGTCTAATGGTGCTTCTGCTCAGAGTTTCTCTGCAGGTACTAAAGATATATTTATGACGTATCCTGCATCTAAGGCAGTATATACAAATGCTAACGGAGAAATAGACATTGATGGGGGTACTATTGATGGTACAACTATTGGTGCTGTTACTGCAGCTTCAGGTAATTTTACCACAGGTGATTTTACAGGTGATGTTGATGTAGGTGGTAAAGTACATGTTAGTGATTATGTAGACTTTGATGCACAATCATCTCATCCTTCTCATCGTGAGGGTCGTATATGGTATGATGACATACATAAGACAATCAACTATCACAGTGAAGACTCTAATGTTGTACACGAACTAGGTGTTGAAGAACATGCACGTGTTTACAACAATTCAGGATCTACTATTACTAAAGGTAAACCTGTTCATTTTTCAGGTAGTCGTAGTTCTGGTGTAACACATGTTCCTACAATAGCTTTAGCTAACGCTACGTCTGAGAGTAAATATAAATCTGAAGGTATGACTGCATCTGACATACCGAATAACTCATACGGCTACATAGTTACTGCAGGTCTTCTAGACGGTATTGATACCAGCCACCTTAGTGTTGGTCAGGTTTTTACAGGTATTACTGACGGTGCAACTCAGACTATGCCACCTGTATATCCAAACTATCCTATGTGTCTGGGCTTTGTTGTTAAGGTAGATAGTACTGAAGGTGTTATATTCCTAGCACAACAAAACCACTCTATCAAAACATTCCGTGTTCAGATGGATCAACATATCGGTGGTAATCTTACTATTGACGGAAACCTTAACGTTACAGGTGTAACAAGTACTACCTCTTCAAGCGATGTTACTGCTGGTGCTCCTTTCTACAGAGCAAATGAAGGTGACGCTATTGGTGAGGCAGGTACTACTTTTACAGGTACAGGACTAGACGATGCTTTCTTCTCAGGTCACTATACAGGTACAGCCACTATTACTTACGATGTTAAGATTGATGGTGTGGGTTCAGGTACTGGAGGTGTAGATACTTTTGCGGTAAGTCGTGATGGGTTTCAAACTACTTTTTCTAGCGCAAATGATATTACAGGTAACAAACAGCTTATACATTCTGGAGATAATATTTATGTTGAGTTCGGTGCAACAACAGGACACACATTAAATGATAACTGGGAGGGTGTAGCCTCTCCTGTTAATGTAGACTCTGGTTTCTGGACTAATCGTAACACTGGTACATCAGGTGTTGGTTATACACATATGGGAATATGG